TCTCACCGTCGATATTTTGTCTTTTTATGTCACCTTTAGTAAACATCATATCACCTTGCAATACTCCTTTTATTCCAAGTTTTGGAAGATATGCAAGCGCAATCTTGAGTTTATCATTCAAACCTTGACCTGGGTGATTTTCATCAATATCTGCTTCAGTATAATTTAACTTAGCATTTTTATTAAATACAGACTTTGTTCCAACAAAAAACTTTCCGTTATCTGGATTGATGCCACAGAAAATAGCAGGAGCACCGTCCCACTTTGTTGTTACGTTTACTTTTGTCTGTGCGTTACCGGCGAGCATGTCTCGTAAAGAACGTAAGAAATTTATCGCATCACGACCACCAGCAACACCTCGATTTATGATTTCATCTTCGATATGTTCTAGATGAACATTTTTGTCTGTTTTTGTTGTCATTATTTTGCGATAACTTTCATTGATGTGAATGGACCGTTATTATGTTTTACTTGTAAAGCCATAACTTTTCTACCGTCGGCATGTACATCAATTCCTGTTCCGCCACCTTTTTTAAATTCAATATTTTTTGCATTTCTAATCGAATGATATGTTTCATTATCGCCTGGATCCTCAGTGTAAGCTGATGCAGCTTTTTCATGTCCACCCATACCATGAGTTTTTACATAAGGAAGTGCATTCGAATTACTTGCTTTGATATAAGTTTTAATTAGATGATCTTTAGCTGTTTCTGTATCCATTGTGGAGTAATGCTGATGCAATCTATCTCTCGTTTCATTATTAATTTTTGCTGCATGAACCATTGCTTTTTCATATAAAGGATTGTCTCTATATCCTGCCTTACCCTTTTCACCTGTTACTGCTCTTTTGGCTTGAGCCATCTTGCCAGGCAATTTATTTTTCTTACTAAATTCAGCATTATGTTTTTTCTGAATTTCTTCCAAATCTATACCCAACTGTTTACCAATAGTTCCTGCACCGCCGTTGTGGAAACCGATTTTACTAACTTTAGATGATTTTAATGATGCACCAAAATATCCGTGTTCTGCATCTTTTGGTTTTTGTTGAAAGTGTGCAATAACGTCAGAAGGATTTTCTTGTTGTGATGCTTTAATACCTGTTTTTCTTTCAATGTCTCCAGGTTTAGCTGTCAAATGAACCTGATTAACGTTTCCATATCCTCTCTCTTTTGCATGTTCGAGAAAAGATTGCACTTGAGCATACGCACGATCATTCTGGCGTCTTGCTTCGGACTCATCATGTTTGTCTAACATATCTTTATGATGAAATGCAGCCTTTTTATGTTCTTCGTCAATCCAATTTCCACCATTTAAGTGATATGCAAACATCGCTTCATTAAAAGCACCTCTATGAACATTTGCCTCTGAAGCAGGATTTGCTTTTTCTTGTAATAGATCATTCATGTTATTTTCCTTCTTCTTTATGGTCTTTTTTTCCAATTTCATGGTTATATTTTAGAATGCCTAAAATATGTTGAGTATCCATATTATAGAAAGAGTGTGTCACATCTCCAAACTGATTCTTTACATGATGGTGATGACCTTTTTTGTGAAGGGTATATTTTCCCTTCGTATGATGGTGAAGATGGTGGACAGTTTCTTTTTTATGAGATTCTTGTAGAAATTGAGAGAAAAGTTTCATGGTATCTCCAGTGTGTTAATCATGTATTTATATTATCTGATAATATCGATTGGTTTGTCACCAGTCCAAACTTCCAATTCATTACGTATTTTACCCTCTTTTTTCAGAGTTTCGTAACGATTGGATGCCTTATTTCTCCACCATTTAATGATATTTTCCAGATAAAATTTGTCGTAGTTTTCTTTGTTTGGAATTAACTCAGTTGCACGACCCATGACAACATCTTCAACATTACTGAATCCATAGTCAGAAATATAATATCGTTTCTTTTCCATCAAATTCTTTGCATTTTCTATCGTCTTGATGAATGAATTATACTCTGGTTCTCCTTTTAAAGCAATCTTTACCATCGCAATTATTCTAGTCTGTAGAGTTAATTTTCTGGAAGATGCGTCTGGAGGAACAAATATACCAATAAGACTTTCAACATATGAAACTAAATCTTCATATGGTTTACCATACATCATAGGAATAAAGTCTGATTCAGTCAAGCCTTTATAACGAATGTATGGTTTCATGCCATCATACTGTGAGACTGTTTTTGAACTACCATATAAACTTGTTGTTTCAAACAAACAAAGATTCATATTGTACTTGTCATTAACAATCTTTCTGACTTCATGCGAAGTACAGATTGCTGCAAGTAATTTACCACCAAGATAGTTATAACCAAATGGTTGTGCTGGAACAATGACGAAACCCATGATTGCAGAATTGTTAAATGATTTTGCAGTTTCAGGATTTGCTATGAAAGCACCACCCAACATTTCATTTCTTGGTTTCATATTCATCATCGGTGACGCAAGGCGAATGAATCCAACCCACTTATCTGTCTTGGTTTCTTTGATCGCTAATCGAATATTCTTACCAGGAATACTGGTCATATTAGAATGGGAAGAAATTATTGAAATGTATTTGTCCCAATTATCGGCAGATGATTCGACTAATTTAAACTCCATATCATTCGGATGAATGGAGAAATCAGAAAACAAATCATCTTCTGGACCCATTCCAGGAAGTGTGACTGATTTCTCATTCATTGAGTTTAATTTTTGATCTCTCATGTACTGTTCGACATTTTCATATCGATCAAAATAATCAGAGAAGATTTTAGCACATACTAGTGCTTGATCTTTAGATAGTTTCTTTTGTTCCATTTGTAAACAATATCATTTTACCTGCTTCAATTAAACCAATTGCGTCTAGACGATCTTTGACACATGCCGATATTTCTATATCATCATCGTTACGAATAGAACAAATGACATATGATACAATTTCATCATTTTCTATTTTTTGTTTAACTTCTTCCAAAGTGTCGAGTAAGTTTTTCTTTTCGCTTTGTTTCTGTCTTTTTGTAATATCATCCATATTAACTACGTTCATACTTTAATCCCTTCAAAGTTTTTATCAAATTTATTTGGTCTGTTCGGTATATCAGGAATGTTTGAATCTGTGATATCTTGTTGAGCACCAGGTTCTGCATCATACAATCTCATCTTTGGTCTGTCAATACCAAGAACAAATCGTTTATAAACATTCGGATCATTATATCGATTCTTCAACTGTTTTACCATGATCTGACCAAGTTGTTCAAGTTCTTCTGTACTAATCAGTGCAAACATAAAGTCAGCAGTTGCAGGCAGACCAAAAGATTCTGAAGTATCTTCTAGACCAGGATCACTGCTTGTATAACCTGATCTTGTTGTTTGTGTTGCAGATATGATTGGTAGATTATGTTCAACAGCAAGACCACGTAGTTCTTCTGCGATAGACTTGATATAACTGTATGTGTTTACATTTGCACCAGGTTTAACACGAGCAGATGAACAGATATTCAAATAATCAATCATGATAATATCTGGACGAAAGTTCTTTTTCAGTTTAAGATCGTTCAACAATGCACGGAAGTGTAGTGCGTTTGCTGCAGCAGTCGGAAACTCTTTGATGATTAGTTTACCATTTGTCTTTGCACGTAGTACGCTAATCTTTCTTTCATAGTCATCTCTACTGATTGCATGTAGATCAGATATATCAATGTTCAATAGATTTGCATCAATACGTTCTGCAATCTTTTCTTCTGCCATTTCAAGTGTGATATACAGAACATTCTTACCTTGAGACAAAGCACCTGCAGCAACGTGACACATAAACAAAGATTTACCAACACCTGTACCTGCAAGTGCGATATTCAAAGTCTTATTGGGCAAACCACCTTTTGTGATTTTGTTGAACATATCCAAATCAAACTTGATCTTTTCTTCTTTGCGATGATAGAAGTCATATCGGTTTTCAAAGTCATTGATATAATCGTGACCGATGTTTGAATCAAATGTGACACCAAGTGCATCACTCAGAAGTTGTGGAATCTCACCTTTAGAACGTTTGTTGTTGTCTAGAATCTGAACAGATTCCATGATTGCATTGTAGATAGCACGATCTTGACAGAACTTCTCGGTTTGTTCAATCAACCATTTCAGTTCTACAGTTTCACTTTTATCTTGTTTGATTACATCAAGAAGTTCTACAGAGGATTTTAAATCAGGTTCAGTTATATTTTTAGAATCGGTAAGATCAATTACTACCGATTCGTATGTTGGAAGATTATTATATTTGTTGACAAAACCTTCAATCTGTTTGAAGATTATCTTTTCAGTTTTGTCGGTAAAATAATCTTCTTTTATGAATGGTAGTACCTTGCGAGTAAAGTCCTCATTGTAGAATAAATTCCTGAGAATCGTTGTTTCCAGTTTTTTCATTTTCTATTTTTGCTAGTAGGATTGTTTGAAGAATGTCTCCCATTATTGTAGAGAATTCTTGATCGTTTGTCAACTCATCAGGATCGTGAGTGCCGGGATCGATGATAGTAAAACCGAACTGTAGTCGAGCAAGAGCACCTTCCTCGACTATTCTTGCCTTGTGATAATGATAAAGTACACCTTTGTACTTTCCTTGAAGCATGTAAACACCAGTCACATTGCCGTTATCAGAATTTACAAAGGTGTAATCAGTACCTTCTTTAA